TAAACAAAATAGAAAGGCATATGCGAGATGCACAAAAACACTAAAATCAAACATGTAGAGGCAGACGAAGTTGCAATCCAACCATTGCCGAAAGAAGGCTTTCAAAATATCAAAGCCGTTCATTCGTCTTTAGTTGTTGTACCTTCGCCAGAAGACAGGAAAGGCGTGATAATACCTGATTTCATTTTAGAGGAATTGGGTTATTATTACAGAAAGGACACAACAAATGGCTCTTAAATTCACAACGACGAGGGATAGCGCCGCGATAAGTGGCGTCAAAGTTCTGGTATATGGCAAAGCTGGTGTAGGTAAAACCGTATTGTGTTCAACTGCGCCAGACCCGTTGATAATATCGGCAGAGTCTGGATTGATTTCGTTGCGCAATCACGACATCCCAGTTATCGAAATTAAAACAATGGACGATTTAATAGAAGCGTACGAATGGGTATCCAAAAACAAAAAAGCTGAGAAATTCAAAACTATCTGTCTTGATTCTATCAGCGAGATAGCAGAAATTGTCCTGGCATCGGCAAAAGCGACAGTGAAAGACGCACGGCAAGCATATGGCGAATTAATAGACGAAATGATGAAGACGATAAAACAATTTCGTGACCTTCCAAAGAAAAATGTCTATTTCTCCGCCAAAGAAGTTAAAGTTGTCGACGAGATTTCACAAACTGTTCTGTTTGGTCCGATGATGCCAGGTTCTAAACTCGGACCAAACATTCCTTATTACTTCGACATAGTTTGCAACATGAACATTGGAACTAATTCGAAAGGAGAGTCGTATCGTTATTTAAGAACAGCAACCAACTTCCAATACGAAGCAAAAGACAGAAGCGGTGCACTAAATGAATTGGAAGAACCAGACTTGACAAAACTTTTTAACAAGATAGTCAAAGGAACAAAACAAGAAAAGGAGAAATGAAATGGCAAAAGTTGACTTTAACGCAAAAGACGTTGATCCTAGTCCGAGTTTTGATGTCATCGGCGAGGGATGGTACAAAGCTGTACTTACGAAAAGTGATTACAGACCAACAAAGGCAGAAGACGGACATTACATCTCGCTTCAATTCAAAATAATTGACGGCGAGCACAAAGGCAGAATGATTTTTACAAATCTGAACGTGGACAATCCAAATCCTGCCGCAGTTGAAATAGCAGAACGAAATTTTTCATCGCTCTGCCATGCCGTCAAGGTTCTCATAGTACAAGACACAGAACAACTTCATAACATCCCACTTGAAATTAAAGTGGGCATCACTCCGCCGCAAGGCAAATACGAAGCTCGCAATGACATTAAAGGTTATCGCGAAATAGAAGGAACACCAGGATTCGCAGAGGACGAGTCACAAGAAACCACAACCGAGACGAAGGACACGAGCGGTCCAGAGTCTAACACCGAGTCTGACGAAATGCCAGCTTGGTTAAACGAAGAAAGTTGAACACAATGGAAGAGAGAACATTTGTAATTGAACACAATAACAAAAGTACGCAGCGTTGGTGGGGCGGTAAGGGTAAGGGATGGGTTGAAAAGGACAAAGCAGCGGAGTTTAAAGAAAATGACTTGCCAAAAGATTTGAACGGCATATATTTCTTGAAAAGCACCGACGAGGAAGATGTAGTCAAATACCATTACGAAAGTCCTCATGGTGTCATTGCCCGTGTCCACGAGGTATAGACACTTTGTTATATCCCTTCCTAAAGCCCCTAGACAGCCGTCTAGGGGCTCTTACCTTTAAAGGAGACCAACTATGCTATTTAGAACTATAACGGGAAGAGAAATTGATTTGGTGGCGTTCAGTGGGCGTGACGTTGACCTTGTAACTATCGCTTTTGCTCTGAGTAACATCTGCCGGTATAATGGCCATGTCAAACGCCATTATTCTGTGGCTGAACACTCTATGAATCTGGCAAGGCTAGTGCATCCCTCAAATAGACCCTATGCCCTCCTACACGATGCCTGCGAGGCTTACCTGGGCGATTTGACCGCACCAGTAAAGAAGCTGCTGCCAAAGTACCAGGCAATTGAAAGGCGCTTTCAGGATACGATATTTAAACACTTTGGTTTGAACACAAAGATACCCAATGAAGTATTGACTGCTGATGTTGTTATCCGTCAAGCTGAAATGGCTGTTTTGATGAATCTTGAAAACGGTTCTTCACTCGAAGACAAAAACGAAACATTATCAGACATCGTAAAAAAGATTACTCTATATGACAAGCCATACGAACCATTTTTGAGAGAATTACAGGAAGCGCTAGGACAATAATGCCAACAACTAAGAAGACATTAGAGCTGCTTGACTTGACGATTGAACAAAGCCAAGAGAGCAGCTTTAGAAATCATCTGGGCGCATCAATAATCGGCCGCAAATGTCAAAGAGAATTGTGGTACACTTTCAGATGGGCGAAACAGATTAGATTTAAGCCGCGAATGGTACGACTATTTGAACGCGGCAACCTTGAAGAGTTACGATGGCAACGATGGTTTAAAGCTATGGGTGTAGAAGTCTACACCAAGCATAAGAACGGCAAGCAATTCAGAGTCGTAGATGTATATGGACACTTCGGCGGTTCTCTTGACGGCATGGGCAAGGGCATACCAGATTTGCCGGCGCAGCCTTTTGTGTTTGAGTTTAAGACCTATAAAGAACAGTTATTTAAACAATTATTAAAAGACAAAGTTAAAAAACATAAATGGGACCATTATGTACAAATGCAAATATATATGTTCAAGCGCAAGCTTAAATGGGCTCTGTATTGTGCTATCAATAAAAATGACGATTCAATCTATTTAGAAATTGTCAGATGTCATCCAGAGATAGCGAAAGAATACATTGAACGAGCAGAGTACATTATATTCACAGAAGAACCGCCAGTACGAATAAGCTCTAATCCTAGATGGCATGAATGTCTTCAATGCTCATATCATTCTATTTGTCATTCATATGATGTACCAGCTATTAATTGTCGTACCTGCGCCCATTCAACACCGATTAAAAACAAGAACAATAGTGGCACTTGGGATTGCCAGTTAGGTAATACACCGATAGATACAGCACCGCAGGACGGATGCAGCTATCATGTATTTACACCGCATATATTGAACGGTATAGACTACGGAGAAGCAAACTTAGACGAAAATTATATTGTATTAAAGATGCCAAACGGCGAAGTTATTAAACACGGACCAAATCACGTGTCAAGTAAAGAACTGAAAAACTATTACACTAGAGGTTAATTATGTTCATTATAATAGCCTGTTCAAAACTAAAAAACAGAATTAAAAGAGGTAAAGCGACAGACATATATAATGGTTATCTCTTCAAACTCGCCGTAGAATATGCCAGATTAAACAAATACGATATTTACATATTAAGCTCAAAATACGGTTTAATAAAAGGTGATACGATAATAAACAATTATGATGAACAGTTTTTTGAACATCATCGCGGACCATGGCCAAAAGGCAAAGGCTTTTTTATTGGCAGTAGAATGACCTATTTTAGATATGTACCTGATAGAATAAAGCCATTGATAGAAGAAACAGACACAGAAGACAATTTCGGATACGGAAAGCAAACTGTAAAAATGCAAAAATTGTTAGAGATAGCAAAAGAACGCGATTAAACATAAACACTAAACAAAGGAGTGCGAAACTAAATTTGTTCAGAATCCATTTAACACTTAATCGCGTTCTTTTTCTATTTCTAACAAAACAAAAAAGAGAAAACGAAATACAATGGAATTAAGAAACTATCAAAAAAGAGCAACAAAAGCTATCTATAATTATTTTAAACACAATACAGGCAATCCGATAGTTGCTTTGCCAACTGGTACAGGCAAATCATTAATTATCGCCGCAATGATTCGTCTGGCAATGGGTTTTAAAAATCAACGAGTAATTATACTAACCCATGTCAAAGAATTGATTAAACAGAATTATGACACCGCATTAGAGATGTGTGGTCAATTAGATGTCGGTATTTATTCCGCGGGATTAAACAGACGCGATACTGATAATGCTGTTATATTTGCCGGAATCGCATCCATTCACAGACACCCAGAAGATTTAGGTACATTTGATTTGATATTAATTGACGAATGTCATTTAGTATCTGACAAAGGTAATACTATGTACCGTAAATATATTGAATGGATGAAACAGATAAATTCACGTGTTAAAGTAATTGGTTTTAGTGCGACACCATACAGATTGAAAACCGGATTATTGACAGATAGCGGAGTATTTACAGATATATGCTTTGATATGACAGGATTAAAAGAGTTTAACAGCTTAATAGACGATGGTTGGTTATCTCCATTAATTGCAAAAGTACCATTTGAAGAATTAGATGTCAGTAATGTTGGTATTCGTGGTGGCGAATTCATACCAGGCGAATTGCAACATGCAGTTAACCACACAAGTATAACAGAGCGAGCGGTTACGGAACTTATACAACAAAGCGGTGGTCGACAGCACTGGTTAGTATTTGCGTCAGGTATCGAACATGCAGAAAGTATCGCAGCTATATTAAACAAACAAGGTATCGCAGCCGCAACTGTTCATTCAAAGATGTCATCTGACGAACGAGACTTCAATATACAATCTTTCAAAGATGGCACTTTGACAGCTATAGTCAATAACAACATACTTACCACAGGTTTTGATTTTCCAGATATTGACATTATTGGGATGATGCGCCCGACGATGAGTGCAGGACTTTGGGTGCAGATGTTAGGACGAGGTACACGTATTGCGAAAGACAAGAAAGACTGTCTTGTTTTAGACTTCGCAGGTAATACAAAAAGGTTAGGACCAATCAACAATGTCATTTTACAGAAATCAGTCAAAGGACGAAGAAAAGGAAAAAGAGCTGCACCTGTTAAAATGTGTGAAGTATGTCGTGTAATAAATAATTTGGCCGCTAAGACTTGTATTGCTTGCGGTGCCGAGTTTCCTAAAACATATAACATACGAAGCAAATCAGCAGGCTTAGATGTAATTGCGAAAGATGCGAAGCCTGTTACACAACGATTACCTGTCGATAAAGTCACTTATGCCAAACATGAGAAAAAACATGGAATACCGTCATTAAAGGTAACATACAGAATAGGTCTAACATCATTCCGCGAATGGGTCTGCTTTGAACACAATGGGTATGCTCGGCAAAAAGCAATTCAATGGTGGCAAAGACGAACTTTGTGGCCTGTGCCCGATACTGTGGACGAAGCTCTTGCGAAGTCTTTGTCGCTTATACAACCTTCACATATAGATGTAAATATAACAGGTAAGTATCCAGAAATAATAGGTTATTTGTTTAAATGAAAACTTTTCTGTATTATGAAATTGTTTCAACAAGTTGTATTTGTATATAACTTAATAAAAACATACAGTTACATAACTATGAAATTTTGTCATAAAATAGCTATGAAAATTTGTTCAATTATTCTGTTATTAGTAAACAGCTTATACGAAAAAAGCTAATAATTTCGTCATACAACTTTGGTATGCTTCTTGAATATATAACTA